TGGAGAAAAGACTGATACTGCTAGAGCTAAATCTTTTAAAGCAAGACACGCTAAGAATATTGCTAAAGGTAAGATGAGTGCTGCTTTTTGGGCTAATAAAGTCAAGTGGTAATGCAAACTAGAGTCGAAGCTATTCGTCAGTCAGCTGAGGATGACTTATTAGTATTTATTAAGTTAGTAGCTCCACACTTGATGCTTGGATCTGTTCACGAAGAACTCATCCAATGGTGGACTCGTTCTGAAGCTAAGAACAATCAATTAGTTCTACTTCCTCGTGGTCACATGAAGAGTAAATTGATTGCTTATAGAACTGCTTGGTGGATTACTAAACATCCAGAAACAACGATTCTATATGTATCTGCTACAGCAGACTTAGCTGAGAAACAGCTTTATGCTATTAAACAGATTATAGATAGTCCTATTTATCGTAGATACTGGTCAGAGATGATTAATCCTGATGAAGGTAAACGTGAGAAATGGGCAGTAGCTGAAATTGCCGTAGATCATCCACAACGTAAATTGGAAGGTATTCGAGATGCAACATGTAAAGCCGTTGGACTTACATCTAATACCACAGGTTTTCATGCTGACGTTGTTGTTCTTGATGACATTGTTGTACCTGGTAATGCTTATACTGAAGATGGTCGTGATAAAGTTTCCTCAGCATATTCACAGTTAGCTTCTATTGAGAATCCAGGAGCACTTGAATGGGTTGTAGGTACTAGATACCATCCAAAAGATATCTATGACACTATGATTAACATGAAGGAAGTTCACTTCAATGAATCAGGTGAAGTGGAATTAGAAGAAGAAGTTTACGAACTATTCCAAAGAGTCGTAGAAACAGATGGTGAATACCTTTGGACTAAACAAACTCGTGCAGATGGTAAGACATTTGGATTTGACTCTAAAGAACTTGCAAGGATTAAAGCTAAATATGTGGATCAAACTCAATTTTATGCTCAGTATTATAACAATCCGAATAGTGGTGATACTGCTAGGATTGATGCAGATAAGTTCCAGTATTATGATAGAGCAGTACTACAAAATAAAGAAGGTGACTGGTATATCAGAGATAGAAAACTTAATGTTTATGCTGCTATTGACTTTGCGTTCTCATTAAGAAAGAAAGCCGACTACACTGCTCTTGTAGTGATTGGTGTAGATCATCAAGGTAATTTCTACGTATTAGACATAGATAGATTTAAAACTGATCGAATCATTGAATACTATAACCATATAGTGACTGCTTGGGAAAAGTGGGGATTCAGGAAGTTAAGAGCTGAAATTACAGTAGCTCAACAAACGATTGTTAAGGAACTTAAAGAAAGTTACCTTAAACCTAATGGAATTGCTTTATCTATAGATGAATTCAGACCAACAAGACATCTTGGTGATAAGGAAGAACGTGTTGGTGCAGTACTTGAACCAAAGTATGATAATATGCAGATATGGCATTATAAAGGTGGTAATTGTCAAACCTTAGAAGAAGAGCTAGTTATGGCTCATCCTCCACACGATGACATTAAAGACGCTTTATCTAATGCTATCGCAATTGCAATCATACCTAAACAAAGAGTAGGTTCATTTAGTTTAGGACAAAATGTTATGACACACTCTCGCTTTGGCGGTGTAAGTTTTTAATTAAGGAAAAATTATGGCTGGAAAAGTAGCTCAAATTAGAGAACTAATGGCTGGTGATAATCTCGCTAGACAACTATCAGGTCTTTATAATAACTGGTGGATTCAACGTAGAGAAAAAGAACAGGAATGGAGAGAACTCCGTAACTATCTATTTGCTACAGATACTACTAAAACAACCAATTCTAAGTTACCTTGGAAGAACAAGACAACTTTACCTAAACTCACACAGATTAGAGATAATCTTCATGCTAACTACATGGATGCTTTATTCCCTAATGATAACTGGATGAAATGGGAAGGTTATAACCTAGAAGATTCTACACAAAAGAAACGTAGAGCTATTGAGTCCTATCTAAAAACTAAGATTAGAGAATCTGGCTTCAGAGAAACAGTATCTCAACTTCTTTATGATTATATTGACTATGGTAACGTATTTGCTGAAGTTACTTATGTAAACCAAGTTCATATAGATCCTTATACTAAAGAAGATATTACTACTTACCGTGGTCCTAAACTACAAAGACTCTCACCATTTGATATTGTATTTAATCCTACAGCATCAAGTTTTGCTGAATCACCTAAGTTTACTCGTTATGTTAAATCTCTTGGTGAACTAAAGAAAGATATCCAGTATCGTCCAGATTTAAACTATGACGAAGCTGCGTTTAAACACGCTACAGAGTTCCGTAAACACCTTTCTGCTTTCCAAATGGAAGATGTTAATAAGGCTGAAGGCTATCTCATTGATGGTTTTGGTTCTCTTTATGAGTACTATCAATCAGGTTTAATTGAAATTATTGAGTTTGAAGGTGATGTATTTGATGAAACAAAAGACGAATTACTAGAAAAACGTCTGATTACTATCATTGATCGTAGATACATTATCCGTAACATTGAGAATCCATCATGGTTAGGTCGTGATTCTAAACATCATGTAGGTTGGAGAACTCGTCCAGATAACCTTTATGCTATGGGTCCTTTAGATAATTTAGTAGGTATGCAATACCGAATTGACCATCTAGAGAACTTAAAAGCTGATGCTCTTGACTTAACTATCCATCCACCTCTTAAGATTAAAGGTGATGTAGAACCATTTATTTGGGGTCCAGAATCAACCATCCATATTCCTGAAGATGGTGATGTAACTGCAATGCCTCCTAACCAAGCTGCTTTCCAAGTTAATAATGAAATTGGCACTCTTATTCAACTTATGGAAGAAATGGCTGGTGCACCTAAAGAAGCTATGGGATTCCGTAGTCCAGGTGAGAAAACTGCTTTTGAAGTACAGCAACTGCAAAATGCCGCAAGTCGCATCTTCCAACATAAGATTAACAAATTTGAGATTGAATTCCTAGAACCAATCATCAACACTATGTTAGAAGTATCTAAACGATATATGGATATTGCAGAAGTTGCTAGGGTAATGGATGATGATCTTGGCGTAGCTGATTTCATTTCTATTACGAAAGAAGATATAACGGCTAAAGGCAAACTTCGTCCTATCGGAGCTCGTCATTATGCTGCTAGAGCACAGCTCATTCAAAATATGCTAGGTATCTTTAATAGTCCTATGGGTCAAATGATAGCTCCACATCTCTCTTCTAAACGCTTAGCGTCTATGATTGAAGAGTATATGGGCTTTGAACAATATGAATTTATTAAGGATAATGCTGCTATCTTTGAACAAGCCGAGACTCAAAAACTTGTAAATCAAGTACAGCAGTCAATACAAACTGAACAAGCCACACCAGGATTAGAGGAACAAATGCTCATGCAGCAAGAAGAAGCCCTTAATCCTAATGCTGGTATGATGTAAGTTTAACTTGACTTTTTAACAAAACTATGGTATAATTATTATATGGATTTAAAATCTGAAAAAGCTAAAAGCTTGTCTAAAAACCAAGTCTTTTTAGAACTTAGAAAGTATATCCAAGAACAGCTTGATTTGTCAAACCGTAAGTCGTTAGATGAGGATAACTTCTCTCTACCTGCCTGGTCTGAGCATCAAGCGTACCAATTAGGCTTCCAAAAAGCCTTTCTTAAACTATATAATCTTATTCCTGACCAAGGAGCAATAAATGACGGAAGCAACAGCAACACAAGCAACGAATAACGAACCAAGTACCAACGAAGTTCAAACACAAGATAGCCAAAAACCTGAGTTTCAGATTCCGACAGAAGCTGTAGACTTTGTAGGCGATGGTAAGAAGTATAACTCTGTAGAAGATGCGTTAAAATCAGTTCCTCACGCACAGAAGCATATTCAAACTTTAGAGTCTGAATTAGCTACTTTGAAGGAAGAACTAACTAAACGTAAGACTGCAGAAGAACTTCTAGATGAATTGAAGTCTGGCATCCAACAACCTGAGAATACCACTCAATCTGCTGGAATAGATCAAGATACAATTACGAACCTTTTAAACCAAACTCTAGAGAATAGAGAAAAACAAGCTAAAGCTAAGTCTAATGCTGATGCAGTAGCTCGTAAATTTGTAGAAAAATATGGCGATAAAGCTGAGGAAGTCTACAATAAAATAGCTCAAGAGAGTGGTCTAAATGTTCAGCAATTAAATAACTTGGCAGCTAGTTCTCCAAACGTAGTATTAAAACTTTCAGGTCTTGAAGGCTCATCTACACCAGTAGGTAAATCATCAAGTTCTGTGAACACAGAGGCACTCAATACTAAAGTTGATCCCAATCAGCTTTCAGCTAGAGTTAAATCAGGTGCGACAACGAAAGATTTAGTTAATGCGTGGAAGATTGCTGGTGAAAAAGTTAAATCTCAACTTAACTAATAAGGAAATATTATGTCTCAATTAACTTCTAATACTACTGCTTTTATTGAAGCACAACAGTATTCACAGTTCATTCTTGACAACTTACACGACTTCTTATTGCCAGAAGGTTTATACAGAGATGTATCAGACTTTGGTTCAGGCACTACTTTAAACATTAAGACAGTTGGTACAGTTACACTTCAAGATGCTGCTGAAGATACACCTTTAGCTTTTAATCCTATCGACACAGGTAACATCACACTTTCTATCACTGACTACGTTGGTGACGCTTGGAAAGTTTCTGATGAACTACGTGAAGATGGTGCTCAAGTTGATGCACTTATGTCAATGCGTGCTATGGAATCTACACGTGCTCTTGGTGAAAACCATGAATCACGTTTCCTAGCTGTAGCAAACGGTGCTCAAACTAACGCAAACGTAAACTTAGTAAATGGTCGTCCACATCGTTGGGTAGCTGGTGGTGCTTCAGCAACTACACGTGTTATGACTTTAAGCGACATCATTGCTATGAAATTAGCATTTGACAAAGCTGGCGTTCCTGCTGGTGGTCGTATTGCTATTGTTGATCCAATTGTTGAAGCTACTTTAAATAGCATCACCAACTTGGTTAGTGTTTCAAACAACCCAATGTTCGAAGGTATCGTAACATCAGGTTTTGCTCGTGATCATAAGTTTGTGAAGAACATTTTCGGTTTCGATATTTGGACTTCTAATTACTTACCAGTTAAAACTGCAACAGAAGCATTAAACGCTTCTTCTTACAATTTAGCTAATGACACTGCAGAAATTGGTGACGTTGCTAACGTATTCATGAGTGTAGCTGATGATTCAACAAAACCAGTTATGCACGCATGGAGACGAGCTCCTAAGACAGAAGGCTGGAGAGACAACGAAGAACGTGCTGATAAGTATCAAGTAACATCACGCTTCGGTTTCGGTGCCCAACGTGTTGACACACTTGGCGTTATTTTAACAAGTGGTTCTACATACTAAGGAGAAATATTATGACATTCGAAATTGATGCAAAACGTGGCGTTGCAAACCACTACGGTGTTAGAACAACAAACGGTAAGTTTGGTGCTCAACAATCAACAAAGAACGGTGTTATTAAGTCAGCTGTATGGGACTTTGATTACAATGATCTTCCTGCACAAGGAAGTAATGGTCTTCAACTTTCTATCCCAGCTAACGCAACTATCGTTTCAGCTAAATTATATGTTGACGTAGCATTTACTTCAACATCTACTACTACTGACTTGAATATTGGTCTTTATCAAGCTGATGGTACTGTAATTGATGCTGATGGTCTAATTGCTGCTGCTGAGGCAACTCAAACAGCAATTGGTACTGCAGGTAATGTAGTTACTGGTGCAGGTGCTCTAGTTGGTAAAACAATTGGTGCTGCAGCTGGTGAATTAAAAGTTGCTCCTTCAGTTGATGACTTACTCACAGGTGCTGGTCGCATCGTTGTTGAGTATATCTACAACAAGGACTAAGTAACAAACTTGGATGGGCTCTTACGATTT